GAGCGGGACTTGATAATAGCTAGAAAGGCGATAATTAGGGCGACAAAAAAGCTATTTGATAAGACTTATAAGTAATCTTTATACATTATATAAGTAATCCTTATATATTATCATCTACTATCATGTGCTATCACCCTCTATTATTATCTACTATCATACACTATCAATATTAAATTATCTTAAGAGGGTGAAATTTATGGACTTGACAGAAGCAAAATAAGCCCTAAAATACACCTATTGAGGGAGGGCAGGGCGCGAGACGCTCAAGCAACTCAGCAATCTTGCAATTTGCAATTTACTTTACTTAATAACTAAGTAATACTCTTAATAGCTAGGAGATATCCGAAAAGGTGCAACCTACACCCTGCTATTATTCTTCATAGGTATAAAATAATTAAGAGGTTAATTATGAATGATAAGATAGCTAGGATAGAAGAACTACTCACAAAGGTTTCAATCAATGCTGAGTTAGGTGAGATTAGGTGGGCTACAAGTGGAACAGGTCGAAAATTAATGTCTTTGGTTGGAAGCATAACATCTAGCGGATACAGGAGTATTTGGGCTAATGGTAACCGTCTTCAGTATCACCAAGTGTTATTTTATTCTGTGCATGGGTATATACCTCAAGATGGGCGTGTCATTGATCATATAGATAGAGATAAATTAAATAATAGAATAGATAATCTCAGAGATGTGACTATACATCAGAATGCGCATAATAATGGCGCCAAGGGTGTATCATTTATTCCTAGTAGTGGCAAATGGCATGCCTATTTATATAGAGATGGCAAGAATTATCACCTAGGAACACATAATACTGAGGGTTTAGCTATAGCTGCTAGAAATGCAGCTCTATCCTCTTATGCTTCTGGTGAACCAATTAAGAATAATAATAAACAAAGAATAAGCAAACAAACAACGGGATAAGCAAAAATGAACTACAGCGACACAACACGGCATCTAATTAATAAAGAAGTTATGAGCCTAGTTAATCAATTAAACCAAAATATGGACTACCCAAGGCCACTAGGTGCAATAGAGCAGGCAATTGTAAAAATCCTTGATCATCTACATAAGAGAGAATGTATTATGAGTGAAGTAACTCAGTTAAATACTGACTTCCCTGATATAATCAATTATAAAGATATTCATATTGATTATCTCGATAAAAGAAACAATACAATAAATGAATTAGTCCGGTTTGCTGGGGTTATGGAGCAGATTATTAATGGTGAAGAGGTAAATGTAATCGATGAAGACGGGATAAGCAAAAATGACTGAAGCAGATAAACTACAAAGAAGAGTTAAGAAGCTCATTAAAGAACTACACGAAAAGCCCAATGGGCATAAGTTTATTACCGTGTGGGATCTAGAAGAACGGCTTAAAGTAAATGCATCTAAGTAAATACAGGCTTTCTAAATGGTCACGGCTGGTAAGGGAGCGCGACAACTTCACTTGCCAGCTATGCCTCAATGAATATCCACCAAGGGAGCTACAGGCGCACCATATAAAGCTCAAGTCATTGTTTCCAGAGTTGGCGTATGATCTTAATAACGGTATTACTTTATGCGCTGCCAGATGTCACCAGCCATTGATCCACTCAGATAAGCGGAATGAAACCAGGTTTAGGATTTTGTTCTATCCTTATATGAGGCGCGGTTATATTCGCGAGTTTAATATCTTCCATCAAATAAAAGTTTAATTCCTTTCTTTTCCTGCTTGAACTATACGTTTTTTACGTGTATTATAGATACATAAGCAAGTTAATTAAACAACGGAGAAAGAAAGATGACATTAGATAATAAAATCGAAGCGTATGCTAAATCAGTTGGAGTTTCAAGACATGATGCAGAGATGTTCTTAAACTCAATGATGAACTCAATGAAAAAAGATGGCCTTAGATTGGAACAGATAACTACAGACTTAGTAGAGGCTTATGCAAAGCCAGTAAATGATAAAATGATTAGTTTTACTTCGACATACCTAACAAAGCCATGCGCAAGACAGGCTATTCAATCAGCGATAGCGGAACAAGTCAACTAACAAACCACGGCCACCTATAACAGGGTGGCTTTTTAGGTAAACAAACGGAGAATAAGCAATGAGCAAATACTGTCAAATAGAGGTGAAGCCATGAAGTGCCCTAAATGCTCCGGTAATATGGTGGCAATCCATGGTATTCCGTGTTGTGGGGCGTGCCAGAAGGCTTATGGTATGGATGGTGAAGTTGTGGAGATGACTAATTATAAGACTGAGGCAGAGATGAATAGCGTACCGAATGATTATCATATAAAAGTCAGAGATGATCAGATTGAGCTTTTACAGGAGGAAAATTTTAGGCTTAATAAGCGCCTAGATGAAGCGCATAAAAAGAATAGCACTGATATTTTTTATGTATTGTGTCTTTCCTTGATTACTAACTTTCTTTTTCTGGTGTGGAAATGAATTTTCACCCTAAATACATCCCTTTTTTTGAATTGCTTTCCGATGACCAGCAATTAGTTAAAAAGCATAAAGATATCCGGTATGTAGTCATCACGGGATCACGAGCAAGTGGTAAATCATTTGCTTTATCAGCATGGGTTAATTCAGCTACATTTAAACAAGGCTGGGGCATTCTCTCAACCCGTTGGACTATGTCGAGTGTTTCTGATTCCATTATACCGGAGTTTATGGAGCGATGTGAAGACTTGGGCAATGACAATGCATTTAGCGCCACCAGGACAGAGGTAATAAATAACTGCACTGGCGTCAAGATAACATTTAGAGGATTAAAACCATCAAGCGGGACGGCAAACAGTGCGCTAAAATCAATCGCCAACAAGAATGTATTTTTAGTCGAGGAGAGTGAAGAGATAGCAGATAAGACGCTATTCAATAAAGTGAATCTATCAATAAGAACAAAAGAGCAGAAGAATATTGTTATATTGATACTTAACCCAACTAATATAAACCATTGGATATATCAGGACTTTATTAAGAATAAACGCTCTGATACAATGTTAATACACACAACGTATCTAGATAATATTGATCATCTTAATAAATCCTTTATTGATGAGGCGAATTGGGTAAAAGAAAGAAATATAAAACAATACAATCACTTATTTTTAGGTCATTGGACTACCGATAGTGAAGGCGCTTTATTTAGGCAAGAAGATATAGAGTCCTCAAGAGTCGATGAGCTGCCGGAGCTGAAGAGTATTGTTATTAGTTATGACCCAGCGGTCTCTGATTCCAAAAAAGGCGTAACAGATGACGGCAGCAAGGTTGATGAGGATGGCATAGGTGTTGTTGGTGTCACTAAGGATCAGCATTTTTATGTCATCAAAGATAAAACTATGCATGGAAAGCGATTGGATATTATCGACAAAATTATAGAGCTATATCATCAACATAGCGCTGATTTTGTAGTTGTTGAAATAAATAACGGTGGTGATTTCATTAAGACGATGATTCAGCAGCGGGATAGAACGGTAAGGGTTCAGACTGTTAGGGCCACAAAAGGAAAGGCTATTAGAGCGCAGCCAGTTCAAGCGCTTTATGAGCAAGGCCTGGTTCATCACGTTGGGATATTGCCGGAGCTTGAATATGAGATGTGTACTTGGGTGCCGGATAGTGGGATGAGATCACCAAATAGAATCGACTGGTTAGTGTGGGGCGTTACTAAACTAATTAAAAAGCGTGAATTAATAATCATTTAGCCTTGAACTATACGCGTTTTACGTGTATTATCTTTAACATAAGCGATTAACTCTCAATACTCACAGCGCCTTTCTTATCCTGCATTGCGTGTTGTATCAGCTCGGGCGCTGTGAGTACTGGGTGTTAATCCAGGAAGGCGGGAATAACTAATTAAACTAGAACCACCAAAATAAAGCGCTGATGTTTTATAAAGTTTTTTACTGATGCTATAAAGTCCCGCAGCCCGCCACGAGACCACACCTCGGAGGCGGGTTTTTTTGTGCTCTTACAAAATCCCCTCCAAATTGTAATTACATTTAGGCTGTGATATAAGTAGCTTAATACTTATCAATTTAAGAGGTTTACAATGGCACAGAAGGTATATACGCCCGATGATAGGCGATTTCAGAATATTAATGGGGTTGTTAGGGAGGCATTAAATACTCACTCCTTGGGAATTGATAACGCTGCTTTAAATAGCACAGTGGTGGTTAAAACATCCGCTGACTTTGGCACGATTGATTCAACCAAGGTTTATTACATTGATGGTGTGATTGACATGACTGGCGTGACTGTGGAAGTTCCTGCGGGTGGTATTAGCTTAATTGGATCCACTTTTGATATATCAAAAATGGTCTCCTCTGATAATAGCTATGATATGTTTATCTCTGCTGCGGGTGGTTGTGGTAATGTATTAGCCCAGGATATAGGGTTCGAGGCTTCAGGCACAAGTTCCCAAGTTTGGAACCTAACAAGCTTAACGGGAAATGAAGCTTTTGAGTTTGCAAAAATAAATTACAATAATTGCACTAAAGTGGGAACATTAACCAATTTCCGTCAAGGACTAGAGCTTGGAACGGGCCGATTTGGTGGAACTCCTTCGCTCGAACTTATCGGGGTTTGGGCGGGTGGTTATCGTATTACTACTAGTATTGTTCGCTCATTAGATGCTGGTATGACTGACCCTATATTCAAGGCCGGTGCGGGATTTGCAATGGCCTCACGATTTCTAACAGACATAAACTGTGACCTTCCCGCCTTAGCTGCCTTTTGTGACTTTACTCCGTCTCAGTTTGCTAACCCTTCAACAGTGCAGGTATCGGGCGCTATCTTTTCACGTGATGGTGTTTTTGATGCTGCTGACGCTAATATTTTCAGTAATTTACTAGCCACAGATATAGCTTCAGACTTCACGGGAAATAAAGGAATTGCCAACACTTTTGTTGGTGGGCGAAGCGAGATTACAACAGAAGTACTAACGACCATAACAACGGGCGGAGTATTTGAAACACTGCTCGGAACCTTTACCGCATCAAACATGTCGCACTTTGATAGTCCATCCAATGGACAATTAAGGCATATTGGCGACAATCCAAGAGAGTATAGGATAATAGCTACAATAACCCTTGAGGGTGGCGCTAATGATGTTGGTTCGATTCGCGTAAGAAAGTGGGATAACTCAGCCTCCTCCTTTGTTAATCTAAATACGCAATCAAGACAGATCAATAGCCTGGTTGGTGGGCGAGATGTGGCATTTTTTACAATCATTGAAGATATCATACTGGATCAAAATGATTATGTATTCTTGCAGGTAGCCAATGAAACAGACACATCTAATTTCACGGCCGAGCTTGGAAGTTATTTTATTATAAACGAAAGATAGATAAAGGGCCTCATTTTTTGGGGCCTTGACTTTTCATACTTGAAACATAATTATATATATATACGTATAATTAATTAAGGCATGCCATGTATAACCCTTTTAAGAAAATATTAAAAAGCTTCGGTTATGGCCGTTCAAGCGGAATAACTGTAGGTGATATTATATCCGTTGATAAGTACTCCAATGACTTATCAAGCACAATGAATTACGCACAGTTGGCCGATAGTGGTTATATAAAAAACTATGTGAGCAATAAATGCATTCGCGCGACTATGCAGGCTTTGGGTGATTTAAAGTTTGATATTTTGATCAATGGCGAGAATATTGCCGATAAAACAGATAGGGTTTCAGTTGCTTTTAAAAACCTGGTTCGAGATCCAAACGCGGATTATTCATGGGGTGACTTTATTGGCGCTGTATATAACGGCCGGACAATTGATGGATCCGGCTATGTGTATCCTGAGTTTTATAATGACGGGCGGCCGATGAGTATTGAGTACTTCCGGCCCGATAGAGTAACAAAGATTTGCTCTGAAGATGAGCGCATACATTCTTATTTATATAGCCGTGGTTCAAGGCAACAGGTGTTTCAACGTGATGAAGATGGCCGGTTTGATTTGCTAGAATGGCGGGCTTATAATCCAGTAAATGACATTAATGGTTTGAGTAGTGTAAGGACTGCCGGACTGGCGATAGATGGCCTAACCGCTGCCGAGCGATGGAATAAACAGATTTTAGAGAATGGCGGTAAATATTCAGGGATTGCCAGTGTTGTAGATGGTGAGAATATGCAGCAATTAGATGAAGAGGAACTGACAAAACTTGAGAATAAATTCAACCAAAAAGCTAACTCAAGCCTAGGTGGTTGGTTAATATCAAATGCACCATTGAAGATTGAGTCTATGGGACTTAATGCCAGTGAACTAGATTGGGTTAATGGAATGAGGGCTTATGCTGTTGGTATCGCTAACTCTATGGATTACCCTCCTTTCTTACTTAATCTTGAATCAACCACCTTTACCAATATGGATTCAGCGAAGTTGTTTTGGTATGAGGCTTCGATAATTCCAAAAGCTAATGACCTTTACGGAAGACTAGGGGCGTTTTATAGTCGTAAATTAGGAATGGATGTAGAATTCAAAGTAGACCTTACAAAGATTGTGGCATTGTTTCCAAGAATGATTGAGTTATCTGACTTTACACGGAATTTATATAAAGATGGCTTAATCAGTCAAAATGAAGGCCGTGAAAAACTAAATCTAGAACCAACTGCTTTTGGTGATGATCTTTTTACTGATCAGAATAATACTCCTGCATTTGGCGCGGAGCCAATGACATAATGGCTAGTGACGCAAACTTAGATAGCCAATTCGATTCAATCCTTCGCATATACGAAAGTAAATTAGAGCGAAAGCTTAGAGCAAACTTTAATTACTTGTCGCGTCAAATGCTGCAAGCATGGATTGAATCCGGTGAGTTTATCGCACAAGGTGCAATTACGGCCAATGAAGAACAGCTTGAAGCAATCCTACAAGAATCCTATGAGCAAACAATCATTGCCGGTAGCAGATTTGGCCGGAGAATGGTTGAGGAGAAGGACAAGGAAAAAGAGGATTCACTGGCAGAAGAGGCGCTATTACTTTTGTTATTGTGGACTCGTGAAGAAGCTGCAAAGACTAGCAAGGAGCTAAACAAAACCACGCGCAAGATCTTCAATAAGTTCCTGGACGAAGGCATTAAAGAAGGGTTAACGAACAGCCCGACTATTATTGATGGCGTTACCAACACGACTTCCACCGGAAAGAATGAGCTATCTGACTTTGTGATCAAGAGCACTAAAAAAGCAAACATGAACAGAGCTAAGACAATAGCCACCACTGAATCCCAAGCTGGTTTACAGAATGGCATTGAAAAGAGCGCTGAGGTGATGAATGAACAAGCGCTAGTGGTGTTTAAAAAAAAATGGAGAAGTCAGCAGGATTCAAAAGTCAGGGATTCTCACGCTCGTGTAAATGGCCAAGTAAAAGAGATTGGGGATTATTTCTTAGTAGGGCGTGGTCGTGGATTAAGGCCTTTAGATAAGAACCTCCCGAAGGAGGAAGTTATCAATTGCCGGTGTTTTTTAATGCTAAGTAAGCATAATATTATTACTGAGATTTAATCTATAGGAAAAAACTTGAAATTGGATTGGTTTCTTCCAGTCCATACAACAACGTGGTTATGTATAGGACTAATTATTGAGTTATATGAAGGCTTAAATATATCCATCAAGCGAGGGTGATCAGTTTTAAATAATTCAAAAACCTCCTCGTGTGTATGGGCTTTGTATAAACTGCCCACAATATCTGTTTTTGCAATTTTAGCAAAGAAGTATTTCATTTCAATTATTTTATTGTCCTTTTGTTTTTTTATCTTCTTTCATCAATTGCGAGACCTCACAGTTGCAATAACAGTATAACGCCCAATGTGCAGGCTCTGTCAAACCCATTAGTGTGCCTATTATACTGAATATAGCACAGCCGACAAGTAAGCTAATTATTGATGAGATCCTCACTTCCCTTTCTCCTTCCATTGAAACTCGCCACTTACTCTATTTGTCTCACCGTAGCCGTATTCAATAGCTTGTTTTTTAATTAGCTTTAGTTCTCCATTTATCTAATCAAATGCCCATGCATTTAAAATTGCTAGAACTATGAACCCTAATACTACAAGTGTTGATTTTTTTTCATCACTCATCTTATATTCTCCCTATGCAGTTTTAAAAAATACCGGCTAACATTACCACCGGCTACTTTATCGATTGTGTGTTTTTCTTCTTGTGTTACTCTGATATTTATGGACGTGCTTTTGGTCACGTCCTTTTTTGAGGCCTGGTTTCCTTTTTTAAATCTCATCTGAAAACATTGATGAGGTGAGCATGTTATCAATTTCAACATTAATAAGAAGTTCAATTTCACCTTGAATCTTTTCAAGCTCCCTAAAAAGCAAACCTCTTGCCTCCTGCTCTGTACGGCCGAACATGGCGATAATTTCCGTCCCGTCAGATATGGCTTTGGCTTGAAAGGCGATTGAGCGAGGTACTACTGTGTGGCTTTGTGTTTTTTCGATGGTGATAGTCATTTTATTCTCCGTTGGTTTATTGGTGGCCCCGAAGGGCCGTGGGTGTTATCTTTCAACTACTAGGGCGAAGCTTAGAGCCTCATCATATGCTTGGTTATGCATATAGATTAACTCCTTTCTTGAGAGCTTAAGGTACTTATGCGCCTTGTTGGCGATTGCCTCAAGCTCTTTATACTGAGCTTTAAAGCGCTGATTATCCATGGCGGAATTTACTGCGACCCATGCGACACCGTCACGGATAAAATAAGCCCGCTTAAGACTGAATGACCAACGACATTCAAGGCCGCCCTGTGCGTGGTGCTCCTCCTGGCCGGTGGTGTGATTGACAAAAGTAAACCCTCCACATCTTAGAGTGATGAATGCACTCTTGTTAGAGTTGATTGCTTCGAGGGTGGTAGTGAAAGTTGACTGTGACATGGTGTTCTCCGTTGGTGGCTTAATTGCCGGTGGCTTGATTGCCGTTGCTTGTGTCAATAATAGTACTCGTTTTGTATACACAAATCAAGGAGGCTTTGAAAAATAAATACACATTTGCTTTTTGCTATAATTTACCCAAGGAAAAAAACGCCTTGAATTGTACAAAATTGACACTTAAATTAGTAAAAACCATAAGTTAATGTAAATAATGGATATATTATGGAAAAAAAGACGCTGGAATTTAAGTTAGATAATATTAACGCTGACACTGGCGTTTTTGAGGGAATTGGCAACAAAACAGACTTCAAAGACTTTGCAGAAGATATTATTTCTAAAGGCGCGTTTCAAAGAAGCGTATCAAAAAAGATGCCCAAACTACTTTGGCAGCACAAGACAGATGAGCCTATCGGGATCTTTACAGAGGCCTATGAAGATGGTGAAGGCCTAAAAGTTAAGGGCCAATTACTTATTAATGATGTACAGCGCGCGAAAGAAGCCCATGCATTATTGAAAGCCGGAGCGATTGATGGGCTAAGTGTTGGTTTTAGTATTCCTGCCGGTGGCGCTGAAATGAAGAAGGACGGCACAAGGATCATCAAGGAAGTTAATTTACATGAGGTTTCACTTGTTACGTTTCCGTGTAATTCAGCCTCTACAGTTTCAAGCGTCAAGTCAGTAGATGATATGACGGAAAGAGAATTTGAAAAGTCACTGCGGGATGTTGTTGGCTTATCAAAAACACAAGCTAAAGCTCTTATGAGTAAAGGCTATATCGCTATGAATGATGCAATGAGTCGGGATGATTTAGGGCAACAGGAAGAGCAACAAGAAGAAAAGACCAACAACTTGAGCGATTTGCTCACTTACTTAAAAACTAAATAAGGTAAAAACATGTCCGAACTAAACGACATCAAAACTCTCATCACTGAGAAAATGACAATTACTGAAGAGTATAAGAAAGAGCTTAAAGCCGATTCTGAGTCTAAGAGTACTGAACACAAAGAAGCTATTGATAAGATTGACAAGCGCTTTGATGCTATCCAAGATTCTATGGATAAGCTTGAGAAGTCCGCGAAATCTCAGACTATATCCAAAGATATGGAAAAGACCGCTTCCAATAGAAAGCAATGTGCTGAGTTTGTTAAAGGCTTGCGCGACATGATTCAGAACAGCCAAGCAGTTATTAAAACTAACGAAATGGCTTCTGTTAAAGAGCTGAAGAATTACAACTCTGGTGACGATGCCAACGGTGGTGTTTTTGTTATGCCGTTCCTGGATCAAGAGCTGGGCAAGTTGATGCGTGAATTTTCTATGGTTCGTGATTTAGCCAATGTTAGTTCAATCTCCACTGATAAGTGGGAGCAGATTGTTATGAACAAGGTTAATGGCGCGAATTGGGAAAAGGATATGGCCAACTTCACAGACCAAACCAAGACCAACAAGTTTAATCAGCTTAATATCATGGTTCAGAATCTACACGCCATTGCTATTTTCAGCGATGACCTAATCAATGATTCTGCATTTGATATTGTTGGCGCTATTCTGACAGATATTGCCGAAGATATGGCAATCGCTGAAGGTCTTTCTTATTGGACTGGTTCAGGTATTGGTGAAATGACTGGTATTTTGACTGTTCCAACTGCTGCTAATTCTTTTAATAGTATCGAGCGTGTTACAGCTGCAAATGCTAACTCTATTGTTATGGAAGACATTTATAACCTTACAGGCTCATTGATTCCACGATACCAGGCGAACGCGCAATTTAAAGCAAACCGCGACACCATTACAGAGTTAAGAAAGCTCCGCAGTGATTCAGGTGCCGGTGCCGGAACAGGTAATTTCCTTTGGCAGCCAAGTAATCAAGCCGGAGTCCCTGACGTTCTAGCCGGTTACCCAATCAGCCAAGCTCAAGAGTTGTCTGCTACTCTTACCACTGGCATTGAAGGTGTTGTTTTTGGTGACTACCGTCAAGCCACTAAAATAGTTGATGGCATGGGTATGACTGTTCTTCGCGATAACCTCACACAATATCCAAACATCGCTTACAAAGTTAAGAAGCGTGTTGGTGGTGGTGTTGTTAAAGGCCAAGCACTTAAAATTCTTAAACAAGCTTAATAGGAGTATTGAAAATGAGAGAAGATTTAATCTTTGGAACTACTGTTGTTGAATCCATGCCCACAACTGTTGTTGCCGGTGGCGGTAATAATGGCGTTGCCGTCACTACTGGCTCAATCGCAACAAAGCACATTATTCATGTGGAAGCATTGACAACTACAATTACCGTTAAGCTTCAGCACAGCGATGCAAGCGGCTCCGGTTATGCTGATGTCCCTGCCACAAGTATGCTCGGTGGTGTAAACCTCGTGACTGTTGTTGATACTGATGATAATACTGCTGTTCAGATTGGCGGTTTTAATCTTAAGCCTTATCAAAGAATCGTTACAGTATCGGGCGCGGGCACTATGCACGCTGTTGCCGTTGCTAGCGGTGCTTTGAGTGTTGGCGCTTAAGCTCTAATTAGTTCAGCCCCGTCCTTAATTGGGCGGGGCTTTTTAGGTGTAACTTAAAAGGATTTTTAAAAATGAAAGTCAAGATTTTAAAAGATTGTAGCTACTCCGCTAATGGTTTTACTGTTATTGAGCGGGTTAAGGGTGAAGTGGTAGAGCTTCCAAAGGATGTTGCGGAAAAGTTTATTTTTCGCGGTCTATGTGAGCTATGCGGTGCCGTAAAGGTTCAAGAGCTATTTTCACCGGTTGAAGAAACTGCCGTAATTGAGCCAGTCAAAGAAGTTAAAAAACGCAGACGTAAAAAGAAGGCTGAATAATGCGCAAGGTTTTAAGAGTTGCAGCCGCTAGCGCTCCAGTCACTTTGGCACAAGTTAAGGTTATTGGCTATATCAAAGACGATGCCCGTGATACTGAGCTTCAGGGCTTTATTGATGCGGCTGTAATCTGGATTGAGCAATATACCGGACGGGGTTTAATCACTCAAGAATGGGATGTGTATTTTGATGAGACTGAGTTTTTCCGCCCTATCTATATTGGCCAAGCTGTTGACTTAAGTACTCTAAATGTTAATAGCATTGATTCCCTTACTACTTATGATGTCTATGCTAATGCTTCAGTTGTTACCGCTAGTGATTACCGGCTATCATCTAATAGAATTGTATTTGACCAGGCAACGCCATTTGCTGACACTCGTTTAGTCGATGCGGTGAAGGCTGAAGTTACGGTTGGTTATGGTGCTACTGAGGCTTCAATCCCTGAAGATCTCAAGCAGGCAATTTCCACACTTGCGATTCATTGGCTTGAAAATGGTGTTTATGCCGCTGATATGACTATGAACAAAGTGCCGGACGTTCTAAAATCACTCCTCATGAAATATGTTTCCACTGTAAATTGGATTGCATAATGTTTGAGAGCTTCACTAAACTTGTAGAAAAGCACTCAAAGCAAAATACGATTGCATATCAAAAAGAGTTTAGTGTTATCATGGGGCAAAAGATTGCAAGAAAAACTCCCGTTGATACCGGCCGAGCTACTGCAAATTGGAAGGCAGGCGTCAATAAAGCCCCTAAAGGCCGTAGTGATGAATTCGATAGATCGGCCACAGCGCAAAAAACCGCTAATGAAATGCGCAAGGATTTAGGCTCATTGGGTGTTAAAGATACGGTAGTTATCCGCAACTCTGTTAATGATGGCTTAGAAAATGGCGAGGATTATATTTTGAAGCTAGAAGATGGCGCAAGTTCTCAGGCTCCAAATGGAATGTTTATGGTTAATATAGTGCAATATAAACGAGTAGCGCGCGAAGCTATTAAGAAGTTAGGTTTAAAATGAGTTTAGACACTGAAACAAGAGTTAACGCATATTTCAAAAGCGCCATTGCTGATACTTATAATTATTACACGAATTACGATAGTGAAAATAAAGACCTGCCGGAAAGCAATGTGGGCGCAACTATTGACGTATCCTTTGAAGATGGCACTGACGAGCAATTGAATGATGCTGTTGAGTATGTTGAAACTGGTACACTGGTAATCAGCATTAAGGTAGAGCTTGGCAAGAGCGCTTCACAATTAAGTACTATTTCAGATCAGATCAAAGTAGCTTTTCGCGGGCCTCATGGATATCTACAGATGACTCCTACCGGCTCGGAAGAGGGCTTGATTGTCTTTGAATCATTGGAGAAAGTGCCACGAGGAACAATCAGCCGAAAGCCTTCGGGCAGACGCGCAAAGAATCAATCCACGAGAATGTGGAAGCGAGAAGATATAATGCTTACATATACTAAATATTGCTCCTAAACAAAATTCACTTGAAAAGGGGTATTTGCCCCGCTAAATTGTAAAAATAGTTTATAAAAAACAAAAAAGGAAAAACACAATGGCTACAGATGTTGGATATGGAACAATTTCATTTGGAACAGTTATTGCAGGCGTTTATAAGACATCTGATTCGGTAACATATGACGGTAAATCCGTTACAGAAGTTGAGTGCACAGTTGACACTGATACGGTTGAATCATATGTAGCGGGCGACACTCCGGCATTTGGTCAATTAAAATGTAGTATTTTGGTAGATTCTACTCTGGATTTGGACGGTGTGGTGGGAACCACTGAAACATTGACATGGACAACTACTCAAGGAAAAACAATTGTAGGAAGTGCTTTTCTCGTTTCCGGTGTTACCACTGGCGTAAAGAATGACATTGTAAAAGCAAGTCTTGTATTTAGATATGCGGGCGCAACTACTACTACTCCGACAATTTAATGAGTTTTTATTCTCAGTTTAAAGCAAAAGAGCTTATAACAGTAGAGCTTGAAACGCTTAAGGGTGGTAAAGATAACTCCATCTGCTTACGTGGTTTGAGTCGTGCGGACACTTCCTCATTTAGGGAGCTTCTGCATGATATTAGAACCGCTAGAGCGTTAAGGACTATCACACCCGATACTAAAGAGCTACAATTGCAAAGGGCTGAGGATTATTTATTGCTTAAAGCCTTGTGTGACCCTTCCGGAGTTCAGCAGTTTAAAGATGCTGATGAGCTTCGGGATTGGTTGGAAGAGGTTCCAAATAACATTGTAAATGAAATTCTATATCATATTAAAACTATGAATACTCTTGACGGATCATGCCCACAAAGTGAACGGGAAGCCGCAGAGAAAGAGCAAAAAAAAAAATTGAATGCTTCGTAAATGATGGCGAGGCTCAGTACTGGTTTGATTTAGCGGAAAGCCAAAACAAAACAGTATCAGAATTAATGGGGCTTCGGCCTCCTGGTTCTCAGTTATCAATGAATGAATTTCTTTGGTGGGTGGCAAGATCAGCCAAGAAGCCTTTACCTTGCGTTCGTGATGAGTTTTTTAATGCGCGTTCAGTTTACTTTAGTTATGGCAACTCAGGCACTGATAGACCTTACAGGGGTTTAGGTGATGCCGTTGTTGACTGGTTTAAAGTTGATGAGTTAGACGATGACGAATTTTTAGATATTGCCAAGCAGGTAATTAAGGAAAAAAAGAATGGCTAGACTAATAGAAGAAATAATCTTAAAGGTCGATGTTGATTCTTCCGGCCTTGATGAAACAGTAGATAAAAGTACTGACTCAGTCGATGACCTCACAAAAAGTGTAGATGATAATAAAAGCTCTTTAGGTGCTTGGGCTGCTGTTGCGGCCACTGCTGCCGGCATTGCTGGTATTGGTTTACTTGTTAAGACTCAGGCTGAGGCAGTTGTTGAAACAGATAAATATGCCAAGCGCTTAGGGATAGCCACCCAAGAACTAATGGCATTGCAAGCCGCTGCCGGATCATTTAATATTGAAGCGGAAGATGTAAACGAAGGCCTTAAGAATATGGTAGAGCGTTTGGGGGAAGCATCGCTTGAAGGTCAAGGCGCTACTTTTGACGCTATTAAAAGATTGGGCTTAGACCTTAAAGAACTTGAGTCATTATCTACTGAAGACAAATTCATCGCAATATCTGACGCATTATCTAAAGTTGAAAGCAATGCCGAGAGAACTTTCTTACAAATGGAAATAGGCCAAGAAGAGTTTTTTAAACTTGGCGAATTCATGCAGACTGGCGCGGGCGATATGCGTGACTTAATCAAAGAATCAAAAAGATTAAGCGGGAGCCTTTCTGATTTAGATATTGAAAATATACGTGGTATGGAATCTGCCGCAGCAGGGTTATCCACTGCTTTTGGTTCTGTTTTCCAGGAGATAGCGGCCAACGTTGCTCCGGTAATGGAAACGCTTTTGGATATAGCCTCAGATTTATTTGTTTCTTTCCGCGAGGAAGGAATGCCATTAATACAAGTTTGGGCGACCGACTTAACAGACTCCTTTTTGAACTTTGTTAATAATATACTTCCCGCAATCTTAACGGTCGGAAGCGCTGTTTTTGATTCAATGGTAAATATAGTCATTGCCTTTGGTGATATTGTTGGCACTGTTTTTAGTACTATAGGAAGCGGGTGGGCGTTGCTTGGTAATGAAGTAGCCGGTGAAAGAAACTGGATTGATGATATCACGGCTTCTATTTCAATAGCTGCTAAAGCTTGGCCGGAGTTATTACAGAACGCTTTTCTGAATATCGCAAGTTCTATCTCAAGTGTTTTATCTGCGGTTGAGGATAAGTTTTTTAGTGTTTTATTTGCTGTACAGACTGAGGCTCTTATTGCTGCGAATGCAATTGGTAAGATCAGCAATGAAGAACTAGAAGCCGGTATCATTGACATTGGTGAGAAGGAAGGCCAAAGAGATAGAGAGGGCGGGTTTTTTGATGAACTCAAGGCATCACAAGAATCATTAATTGCCGGAAATAATGAAGTAATTGATAGCATAGCAAGTGAAATTGTATCTAGTCAGAATGGTTTTAAATCTGCTGTGGGTGAAGCAATAAGCAATCTAAAAGGCTCATTAAGTGGATTGGATAAAGTGGCTCTACCCGATAAAATTGACGGTAAGATAAAGCCCAAGCGGGACGATGATAAGAAGAAGAAAGAACAACAGCAAAAAATTAAATCACCATTTGAAGCGCTAGAGCTTGGAAGTAAAAAAGCCCTTGACTTATTGGCATCGCGAGAGACACCAAAAGAAGACGACTTACTTGATGTTAATAAAATGCAATTAGAAGCCGCTGATAAAGCTGTGATTGCACTTGAGCAGATAGCAAAAAACAAAACTAATACAATTAATACCGGAACTTTAGGATAATGGCTACAATCGAAAAACTTAAAGCGGCTGATAAATTGACCGAGTCTGGTAATGTATTGACCTGCACATCTCCCTATTTATTAGTTATGAATACCGCAAGTGATGTAGTAGAGGCATATTTAGCTCTTACAAGCGCGGGCGCTCCTGCTTTAGGTGCTGAACATCCGAGCTTAAGTTCATTAATTGTTATTGATCGTGCAGTTGATCACTTTAAGAATCAAAAAGATAAGTTTACGGTTATTGTAAGCTACTCAAATCAAAGAACTGATATAGATGAGCAGAGCCAGGAAAATCCTTTAGACCTTCCGGCATCTATTAGCATGGATCAAGTAGACCGCCAAGTTCCTGTTGAGTTTGATGTTGAAACTGGATTAAAAATTAGGAATAGTGCCAAGCGGCCATTTGGTGCAATTACTGAGAACAAGCCGCTAACAAGAATAACCATTCAGAGAAACGAGCGCAATTATAATAACACAACCGCAAACACAATGCGTAACACTATCAATAGATCTTCTTTTCGTATTGATGGATATACCTATGATACCGGAACTGTAAAACTAGAAAAGTATTTTGGAGATAAGCAGTTCGATAATGAAGGAAACTCGTATTATAGAATCACATATCAAATGCTAGTTGATGAGGAGAATGGTTTTGTAAGACAATTAATAGACCGTGGTGACAAGGATATTAATGGCGCTTCACCTGGAAAGAATGTCCCGATTGATAGCCAGGGTGCAGCCTTTTTAAGTGCTGGCGAGTTTATATTAGATCCAGACGCAGAGCCGGAAATAATAGACGCTAACACACTAAGGAAAGCAAGCTTTTCACAGTTGAGATTATAATGCCGGAAAATAATATATATGCTTTTAGTAAAGCCTCAGACTTGCCAAGGGTTAGCAACTCAGTAAGATATACTGAGGCCAGGACTATTGGTGGTGGCAATATTGGCGGTTTTGACACTCCGCCTTTTTTCGCAAAAGTTACATCCATTATAGAAGAGACTGGAAACAAACAAGCTAAGGCAGTGGCTGTATTATTTAACGGAACTACAGCAGCTTTTGAGGTGCCGGATAAGGGATGGATTTTTGACTCGGATAATACTGGCGTATATGGCCAAGAGAATATTTACTCAATATCTGAGATGGCGGTTGATGATATTGTGGAAGTTGTTCAATATGTCGATACTACAGACGTCTCCCAGTGGCTTGTTATGCCTTCCGGTGGCGGTGGCGCAGAACGTCCGGTTATAATGGCCGCTGGTGATGAATTCGAATTTGGCGCTATAATAACAAGCCCTCAAGATGAGACGGCATTAACTGTATTCACTGCTGAACAATCCATAACCTTCAAAACCCTACTTCCTTGGGGCGCGGTGGCCGATGTTCCAGATGACTTTAAGTTTATCGGTGATCTAGTTGGCACGATTTATTATACTGAATCTTACCCCAAAACTATTTGGTGCCGTCCTAATGAGACTTACCCCACTTTAGGCGGGATTACTAACTTTGATTTACTGGATTCAAAAAGCCAAACCGCTACAGTTTTTGCGACTCCGGCCGGTGCTGAGTTAATACTTGACGACTTTGATAATGTAAACGCCAGTACTCAATCAAGAGCTTATTTTAACGGCAAGCTCTTTGCCTGCTCATTCAATTTCAATGACGGTAATTTTTACTTAGATTATCCACTGATAGGTAATTAAATGCCAGATTCGCCACTTGCTGAAATTGATTGGAATAACCTAGAAAGCGCTAACTTAGTCACTGCCATGAACTTGCTTGAATTGGCTTTTTCAGAGCGTGTTAATATGCCCGCTTTGGTTAGCGCTTTTCGTGGTGGCCGTAGGGGGTGGCCGGACTTGGATTTATACCCGTGGTTATCCAATAGCCCACAATACGGAAAAGATGATTGGCCGATGATTTGGTATAAATTTACAAACTTTGATGATCAGACTTTAAACGCTTATTTATCTCAAACGAAAATAGACAATGCATTGGGAACCATAGTTCCAGGTAGTGGGTTTAGTTACTCAAATTACAAGCAAGATGAGGCACAGATATTTTTAGATCACGCCATTACAGCATGGCCAACGATGGATATAATAAACCCTATTAACGTGAAGAAGTGGTATGATATTATCACAAGCCTTAAAAAAATATGTGTTGAATATCACTATCACAGCGGGAATAATTATATTGAATCATATGCTGAAGGCATAATGAAGCAGCCTATTAACTTTCCTCAGTATGGCCAAGTATGGTATGAAGGTGGCCCAAATCCACCACAAAGCCAACTTCCTACTGATTGGGCTTTGTTATTCAATGGCCCACAAACAAAACAGGTAGTTTCTAAATTATTTCCGTATTTCAATCAGCCCTTAAATGCGTATATTAGAATGACTGCTAGTAGATACTCTATATATAACACAAAAGGTTACTCCCGCTTCAGTAATGCTGATTATGTAAATACGGGATTAATAGGAATCCCTGAGTCTATCGCATATGGAAGCTATAATTTTTATCAAAATGGCGCGGTTGATTATGTCCATGGATTGGGTTCTCAATCGTTAGAGATAAGACAATTAGGTGCAGTAACAAGGACTGCATTAGCAGGAAATATATTAGAGCGCTCTCTTGCTGTTCCTGTGATGCCAGAGCCTACTTATTCAGGCAGCACTATAGATTTTTCTCTCAATACACCTTATGCAATATATGAAAATTGGGATATAGAAGGCGGCTTCATTTACTACACGCCTTAAGGTCATTTGAAATCGCCTAGTTGAAAGGCTAAATTAAAAATAAACTCAAGGAATAAAATGGATACTCCAACCTATCCCGCTACTATAATTGTAGGTGGCCCAAGTCAAACAACTTTATTCAGTGGATTACCTCTTGCGCGTGGGTTAGATTCTACCGCTTTAGTCTCAAGACAGTCCGGTTCAATACCTGCCACTTTTTATGCAGCAGACGGAACAACGCCATTTGATTTAAGTACAGCCACAGCTACAGCCGAGGTCGTGCCTTGGAATACAGATGTAACTCCAATTGCATTAACTGCCAATATTGTTTCAAATGTTGTGACAATATCATGGGTTAAAGATACAATAGACGCGAGTTGGTCAACATATGCTCAGGATAGAGACGGGGCAATTGCATTAACGGTTAAAGTTGAAGAGACCGGAACCGCTGACTTTATCCAAGTTTATACACGATTTAATATTGTTGATGGTGACTTTTCAGGCGATGCCCAAACAACGCCATTAATAGAATTTCAGTATACTTGGAATGATGCAATTGCCTCTGAATGGACAAAATATGGCCGTGGTACTCCGGTATTAATGGGCAATGCTTTGAGTTATCTAGCAGCTGCCGGAAAGAACGACTGGGGAACGGTAATAGACAAGGATCTAACAACGGCACCGGCCGGAGTTGATAACGCTCAGTATTTAATTGCCGGTATTGGTGGCGCTTGGTCTACTGGTACAATTGGCGATATAGCACGCTACTCCCTGGCCGATACAGTTTGGTATTTTAAGACGCCAACTGATGGAAACTTTGTTTTTGTTGCCGATGAAAATGTGAGCTATCGTTATGACGGTGCAGCTTGGGCAATTGATCAGGTAACCCATGCTGGACAAGTAACAGGCTCAACTGTTTTAAGCGTTGACGCAACTGCCATTACAGATCAATCTACAGTGACCGCGACAACTGGCGATTTACTTCTTGCCTCACGGGCCGGAGTCTTAAAAAAGATTGATGTTGTCGATTTTAACGGAAACATGAACACTAGCGTCTATGATTTATCGGCCGTGAATGAGCAACTCGTGGGACTTACAGCCGTTCAGTCAATGACTAATAAAGATGTAAACGGGGTTACTTTGGCGACTGGTGGCGCAAGTACTCAATACTTATCCGCTGCCGGAACTTACAACACTCCGGCCGGTGCTGGTGATATGGATACAGCCACTTATGATCCTGCCGCTATTGGTGAGCAGCTTGTGGGGCTTACTGCCGTTCAGGCTTTAACGGATAAGACAGTAAATGGCGTAAACTTACAAAGTACAGGTTTGCCTACTGTTTTCCTTTCCGGTACTGGCTCATATGGTATACCTGCAGGCTTGGGTGATATGGCGGCAAGTGTTTATGATGCTGCGGCCGTGAATGAGCAACTCGTGGGCTTAACGGCATCGCAGAACCTTACAAATAAAAGTGTTAATACAGTCACTCTTGTGGCCGGTGGTTCTGCATCACAATATTTAAGTCAAGCCGGAACTTATAATACTCCGGCCGGTGCCGGTGATATGCTTAAGGCGGCTTATGATGCGGCCAATATAAATGAGCAACTAGTGGGTTTAGTTGCCACTCAATTGCTAACAAATAAAACTATTAACGGTGTTATTCTCGCTTCTGGTGGATCTCCTGTTCTATTTCTAAATCAAGCCGGTAATTATGTGACCCCTGCCGGTGGCGGTGATATGACCGCTGCGGTTTATGATGCTGCCGCAATAACCGAGCAAGTTGTAGGATTGACCGCTACTCAGTCACTAACTAATAAAACTATTAACGGTGTTGTGCCGGTAAGTGGCGGAAGCTCCACAGCATTTTTAAATCAGTTTGGTACTTATACAACGCCAGGATCTACCGGAGAAGCAAACACAGCTTCAAACGTTGGTGGGTTTACTGGATTATATAAGCAAAAAACTGGCGTTGATCTAGAATTTAAGACCGTTCAAAGCTCGGACAGCTCACTCACAATCACAAGTAATACAAGTGATTTGGATATTGTAATAGACCAAGCGAAAATAGCGGCCGGAACTGATAACGATCAAACCGGAACGACCTACACGCTCGTTTTAGCCGATGCTGATAACAAAACAGTATGGATGAATAACGCGGCCGCTAATGTCTTGACAGTCCCAACAAATGCAAGTGTAGCTTTTTCAGTTGGTGCTAAAATCAATGTTATGATGGAAGGCGCGGGAGTTACTTCAATTACCGGAGATACGGGCGTAACGGTTAATGGTGTTTCTGCGGGAAGTGGTGCAATTAATAATCAATATCAAGGCGTTACTTTGACCAAGCGGGCAACTAATACATGGATCGTGACAGGTGATGTTGGAACGGTGGCATAATGAGCTTCTTACTAAGACGTGGTGTAATATCATCTGCTTTGGCCTCTGGTAGTGCCACCTATGCGGCCAACACTGCTAATTTTAACGGAGTTGATGAGTATTTAGCTACTACATCAACTATCTCGGTGTCTGGGTCAATCTCATATGGTGGATGGGTCAAGCAAAGTTCATCACGGACTGGCTTTAGTGGTATGTGGGGGATGTATAATGGCTTTAGCACCACAAGTAGTAGTTTTGGGTCTACGTGGTGGACAACTGACAAGCCATCTTTTTACTTTGTTAATGGCACATCGGGCGTTCAATTTGACTCGCTCACTGCTTTAAATTTGGATCAGTGGTACTATCTCATGTGTGTCTATAATGGTAGCACAGTGAAGATATACCACGATGGAGTTGAAGATAACTCCGTCGCATATTCTGCCGGTTTTAATGCCCCAACACAGGTATTTAAAGTCGGAAAAGATATTGATGGGCAATTTTTAGGCTCAATGATGTATCCACAATTATATGACAAGGCTTTATCAGCCGCTGAAGTGCTCGAAGCTTATAATAGTGGTAACCCTAAATGCTACGCTTCATTAAGCTCTGGATTAAAGACTGATTTGAAATTATATCCAAGAGCGGGTAATTTTGATGGAAATACAGGAGATGAACTCGTGGATCAGAGCGGCTCCGGCAACACACTCACCAACTATAACGCCACGCCATTTACTGGCTCAGGCTTAAGTGTTGAGTGCTAATAAAAGGAAATACTATGAATAACATAAAATACTACATATGCACTTATGATGATTACGAAGATACGGGTCAATTCACGCGCAACCCTGCAAAGATGAATAGAAAAGGTCAGATGATCAAAGGTAAATGGAAGACTAAAAAGCTTTCAAAAGCTCATACAGTTGGCCATGAGAGAAAGAGCCTTGACGGTACTAAATTTATTACTTGGTGTGATACGGATATAAAAGGCCAAGGCATGTTTAAATGGATGACGGGCAATGAGCCTGAGTTCACCCACGCTGAGATTCTAGAAGAACTTAAAGGCCCCGAATGGTTTGACCCCGAAGCGGTACTTCACACATGAACCCCGAACGCTATTTAAAGCTACTACCAGAGTATGACCTATATTGTAAATTAATAGGCCAATACGATAACCGAAAGGATTATGCAGGGCCGGAAAATTCTGAGCTTTCCGCCTTGATACCTCACTCGCTTTATGGGATGGACTGCAATATAGCTTTCTATGCCCATGATGCTTTATATGAGCAAGGCGGCCAGAAGAAAGACCGCTTCAAAGCTGATGCAATAATGCTTGTGACTATGCTTTGGGTTATCGAAAACCATCCAGACAGCAAATGGATTTACGGCTTTAACTGGGCAAAAAGACACTTAGCCAGGCTTCGAGCGATAAAGTATTTTGAAGCTGTAAGATCACTCGGGTACAAACATTTTAAGTTTGTTACATAATTGTAATTTGTACTTACAAAAAGGAACCACTATTGTAATAGTGTGATTACTTTAAAAAAGGCTATATTAAAAAGATGATACAAGACATATATTTAATTATGAGCGCAATAGTTGGCTTGACTGTATTTGTAGTAAGACTACAAGCGACCGCCAAGGATAACGCCAAAAACCATACAGAGTTGAAGCACGAGATGAATAACCGGACTGACAGCTTAAAGGTCGAGCTTAATACGAAAGTGGATAAGCTTGAAAGGTGTGTACTTGAAAAGATCGAGGCACTAGAGAAACAAAACACTAAAACACAAATGGAGATAGTCGGCATTAAAGGCGATACAAAGCATATTCGCGAAAGCCTGCATAATATAATTAATCAGATCAATCAACATGTGTTGACTAAAGATGCGTAAACTTTTGTTTATATCAATTACACTTTTGTTTACATCTTGCCACACTACAATAAAAAGCCCCGTAACTCAGATTGAGTACACGGGGGTTATTGATAGAAGCGGGTTAACTATTACTGCGTCCCCGCCCCTCTGGGCTTCCGCTTGTGATCTTTACGATTGGCTTAAGGATTCAATAGCCAGTCAAACAGAACCACAAGAAGAATTATTGCCAGAGTGATCATCAGAAAGGCACATCAACGTTGTCAATCGTTTCTTGGAAGTTTGGCGCGGGTGCAATCTGCGGTGGTGCCGGTTGCTGATATGCTGCCGGAGCGGGGCCAGGCATTTGACCTTGTCCTTGACTGGTATTGATCTTGCCAAGCTGAAGAGTATTAAAGTACTTGTCTACGCCTTGGGGATTAGTCCACTTTCTACCTTTAAGATAAAACAAAACAGTAACTTCCTGCCCAATTTGGAAGCTATCCAAAGCCTCACATCTATCCTGTATAGCCTCAAACTTAATAAGCTCTGGTTGGTATTCTGGTTTATTACTTGGCACCTCCAAGACAAATTCACGCTTTGTAAAAGTCTCAGTAATCTGCACTGTGTCTTCAATTACTATGATCGTTCCGGTTATTTCGTTACTCATTTTTACATATCTCCTGCTATTATTTTGTTGACTATTGCTCTTTGCATTTTATTTATATAATCCTTTAGCTCTTTAATTTCCTTTTTGTGTTTATTATTCTCATCGGTTATAGTATCTAGACTGTATTTCAACTGGTCATCCTTATCGCAGTTCTCATTTAAAAGCTTTGCCACTAGCTCTTTCTTGGCAGAGATACCCATATATCGTGGAGTGTCATCTGTATCTTTCCAAATCCAATCAGTCATCACTTAACACTTGGAAGTGCTTTAATTTCATTCAGTATAGCGCCAAACTTATCGGGCGTTATTGCTTTACTCGATGCAAAGCCGTATTTGCTTATGATCGCTTTAATCTGCGGTACATCGGCACCACTTCCGGCCGTCTGAATCGCCTTGAATTGCTCTGGGTTGATTGTTTGCAGCATTTGAGGTTTAGGTAGTGGCGCTTGTTGTTGGCGGAACTCTTCAGTAACTTGATTGACATATTTATTGTCATCATATTTACCCAGGAAAATATCAGAGTTAAAGCCTAACATACTCAAGCCTTTTGTAAGGGCATCTGTTGCTGCCTTTTTTGCATACTCATCATCTACTTTAAGATATCCTTTGCCGCCTTGAGTAATAAAAGCCACTTTTATATTTGATTGGATTGGAAAAGATGATTTCTTTTCTTGATGAATAAACCAGAATGTCGCGGTGTACGTACAGAGTTTTGTGCTGTCAGGAAAATCCATAAAAGTATAAACGGGATCTTCAACACCCCATCCATAACCAAATGGCCCAAACATCGCTGTCGCGGTCATTCTTTGGTATTGTGGACAAATTGCCGTGATGTTCATTTGTCCAATACGTGCTTTCTTTGTGTGTCTTGGGTCTGTCTTTTCTACTTTCTGCCATAGTTCTAGGTTTTTCATTTGCTTATCTCCTTGTTACGGTTTTTTACTTGTATTGATTGACTCACCAACCATGCTCTTCTTGCCACTTCAAAATGCGATAAATCCTCATAGACTAACTTGCGGCCTGTTTCATTCCACCATTGCGCAAAACTCATTTTACTTCTCCTTTTTAAATAGTACGGCTATTGGTTTGCTGATTTCGCTTTCCGACCACATCAAGATTGGGGTACCTGCAAGAAAGAGTTTATATGGTGCGTGCCTCCCTTCATGAACATAGCCCGCGAAGTCTGCTAATGATGTGGCCTCATTCAGTGAAAAATCTCTGCACCATAGCCGACCTGACTCCAGCAATATATCAGCTACCACAAACCCCTCACCATACTTTTCGACAGCTTGTTCATATAGTGTAAGTTCTTTGGGTTCTTCTTCCATAATCTCGTAGTCATAGCTACTCCAATCCCATGCCGGTGTAGTAACTTCTTTCCATTCATTAAAGCCGTGTAGCTTATACTTAATTTTCTTTCCATCGGCAAAGGCTTGAGTCACTACAAGAATGTTAATCGCCTTGTCATGTAATACTCTTTCTGCTTCAGTCATTTTACTTCTCCAAATAAACTTACTTTGTTACATTTTTCACAGATTCTATAAAGCCTAGTGGAGCGGTTGTCTCCAATTTGCTTTAATGCATATTTCTTATGGCGGCACAGAATTTGCTTTAACTTTTTCATTAGGCAAGCATCCATTGAGGTAGTTCCATCTCTTGTCCATTATCATCCAGGATTGTTATATAGCGCTCATCACGGCTAATAACTTTGTATTGCCTGTTTATGGTTACATTGCTATATTTAAAGCCCATAGTAGTTATTAATGTCATCACTTATACTCCTTTTGTATCTTTTTTACTTCATTTTTATAATCTAATGGATTATCGCCAGATAGTTCAAAAAATATATCAATACTCTCTTGGGCTTCTTTAATGTATACACTTCTTTCATCCGCTACTCCATCTCTAACATCAACTATATAATCAATTACAATGTCAGTAGTTAAACGGACTCTACAGTCTATGTAGTGGATAGTTGACTCATCATTAAGTGTGTATAATCTACAAACTTTAGTTGCAGATTCATCATTATCTATCATTGCTTGTGTGCTAAATATACTCTCATCTGCTATCCACGCCATTACTTTAATTATATGCTGATTCATTGCTTATACTCCTTTTGAAGCTCTTTTAAGATATCATCAATTATCAATTCTATAATTTCAGTTGCCCAATCCTCAGTCCTAAACGGTGTTAAACCTAAATCATTTAACTTATTGGCTACTTTTCTATTTAACTCTATTTTGCTCATTGCTTGCTCCATGCCCCGAAGGGCTTTTAATTTACATCATTGAAAAGTCAATACATTATTTGTTTTTTTTATCGTTGCTTACTCCGTTTTTTTTGTTCCGTTGATATAAATTACAATGGTTTTGTGTATAGTTCAAGGGTTAGTTTAATAAAAATTATACTTTTTATTACATTTAGTATTGATATGAGTTAAATTAGTGTTAAACTAATATAGTAACCAAACAATAAATAAGGAATCAATAACATGAATACAGCAATGATCAAAGTATCTAAAGAGACTCACGCAAAATTTAAGAAGGCCGCTAATGACAAAGGTATGAAGTTCGATGCTTTTATGCTCCTGGTCTTAAGGGATCACGCAAAAATGGAGGTCACCAGAGGATGAGTGAGTGTATTGATAGTTTATTAGAGATTCCACAAGAAATCCTTATTACCTTAGTCCATGACTTGGCGGTGAATGGTTTTGATATATCTAATTGTCATGGTGTTATTACCATATATAAATTTGAGGAAGTAGTAAAAGAGTTCGTTGATTGGTCGACCGCAATTGGATTTATTGATGGCTATATGACTGCCAAGGCGGAGTAATATGTCTGGATGGATTAGTCTACATAGAAAGCTTGCTGATAATCCACTGTGGCTTTCGGAGCCATTTACAAGAGCTCAGGCATGGGTAGATATGATATTACTGACAAACCATAAGACTGGCTTCATATATCAGAGAGGAGTTAAAGTAGATATCAAAAGAGGTGAATTGGGGTGGTCGCAAGTTGCCCTTGGCAAGAGATGGCAATGGTCAAGAGGTAAAGTAAAGCGGTTCTTAAATGACATGGAAAAGGAACAGCAGATAATACAGCATAATAATAATGTAAGTTGCTTAATTGCAATGATTAACTACAATGAATATCAAGGAGGTAGTACAGCAAATAGTACAGCAGACGGTCAGCAAATAGTACAGCAGACGGTCAGCAAACAGTACACTAACAATAATGATAACAAAGAAAACAAGGATAATAAAAAGACTCTCCCTTCACCTCAAGAGGCGAAGTATTTGTCATTTAATAAAAGATATTTAGAGAAGCTCCATGAGTCGGCTAGTAATGGCCATATACCAAAGCAGCCTGCCAGTCGTAAGAGTGACAATAAAGCGTGGGTGGATGCAATAAGGCGGCTTGAAACAATAGATGGATATTCATGGCAAGAGATAATAGAGACTGTGACATATTACTTCTCTACTGAAATTAAAGAGGTGGAATATAAGATTGAGGCATTTAGTATGGATGCGTTTAGGAAAAAGTATACAAACATTAGAAACAAAATGATGAAGGCTGATCGTTCGCCCAAAGAGCTATCAATGGCCGATAGAATTAAACAAAAGCAAGGAGAGTTATAATGGAGCTAGCTTACACGGAGGGCGCGCTATTGTGCCGCCTAGCAAACGACTTCAACACTCTGGATGAAGTCAAGGTATTATCAGAGGAGGCACCATTTAGCAATTATAATTATAATATTGCTCTTAAGTGCATCCGGCAATCATTGGCAGAAAATGAAGGGGAGTCGAAGCGGGTAATTAAAAGGCGCTGGTTTGATCTGTATTATATCCAAACCTCAGTTAAGGGCGTGGAGTTACAGAAAGAGCTTAAGCAATATGCCAGCTACAGCGACACCAAAACAGAAGCCATTGAAAAGAACTTCATGGAATATTATTGTTTGCGTAAGTTATCGGCCCTTGGTGGATTGCTAACGAATTGCATGAATGATGAACTCATTTCAAGTGACCACATAAGCCATATAAACACGGTTGTAACACAATTAGACGATGCGACTATACAAGAGGGCGAAATAACAAACAAAGACTGCCACAGGGCTTTAATTGAGAAGATGCAGCGAAAGCTTGAAGGCAATGAGGATGCTATAAGCTCCGGACTTTATGAACTGGATAAAATCATAGGCGGATTTATCAAGAAGCGCATTTACTTAATAGGCGCTAGAACCTCAATGGGTAAGACTGCACTTGCGCTTACTTTCATGGATCACTTTGTTTTTAGCCTTGGGATGAAATGCGCATTTATCAGCGTTGAAATGACTGAAGCTGATTTATATGAGCGAATGGTTCAAATAAGATCCGGTTATAACTTTGATGAATCCTTTAGTAAGTCTTCAATGAACACTTTCCTGGAGACTTCCGACCAGATGCAGAAAAACGAAAACTTAATCATTAAGAAAACAACCGATAGAAGAATCGGCAATGTTAAGAGTATGTGCCGGAGATTAAAGCGGGACAATCCAGATTTGGAAGTTATCTTTGTGGATTACATTCAGAAGGTTTTGAGTAATGACCCTAAAAAAGAAATGGTTGGAACTATTGAAGAGGTTTCTGGTGTACTTACTGATATAGCTGATGACTTGGATGTGGTTATGATGCCGCTCGCACAGCTCAAACGCCAGCAAGACCCAAAAGCTTTCCCTGCACTAGAGGGCTTGAAAGGCGCTGGTAGGCTCGAAGAAGATGCCTCAATGGTTATGTTATTGCACCGTGATAGCCGGAGCGCTGAGGAGGGCGTTATTATAGTTGACAAGAATAGAAGCGGGCCGACTGGCATAGCGCAAATCCAATACAATACATCAATAACTAAATTCAGCAGCCAAATAGATGCCGGTTATGAGTATAATTGAAGAGCGCGCGGAACTATATCAAGAGTTGATTGATATGGCTGAGGCTAATGATTATGATCTGGATGAGATTAATACAATCACGGAAGAGATAAGCGATTTAGATGATCAGATTCAAAAAGAAAACATTGCATTAGTCCCGAGCTTAATAAAACTAATATAAAAAACACGATTCAGCCTTGAACTATACGTTTTTTACGTATAATATAAGTAACCTAAAACGGAGATAAGCACAATGTATAAAAGGCGGACATTGAAAAACGGAAACATAAAGCTAGAGAATTCCAAGCGGACAAAATACGCTATATTTTCACGCAAGAAAAACATGGTTACTTTTAACGCTGGCGTGTGTGAGTATGTGGTTAAGCGATTTGAGGAGCAGGTGAGAAGATGAGCAGAGAAATAAAATTTAGATGGTTCGATAAAGAGGCGCATGAGTGTGGTGAGAGTGGAATGATTTATTGCGATAAATTGCCCAGTGAATACATGCTTATTGTCGATGAAAAAAGATGTCTTGTGCTACTTGTCGAAGGGCAGGATTGTGACGTACGTGGTCTGGATTGGGTGGAGGTTGAAGGTACTGAGATGCAATACACAGGCCTCAAGGATAAAAACGGGGTTGAGATCTATGAGGGGGATCTGATTGGGTACTTTGTGCATATTTATAAAGTAGGTTTTCACAAGGGTTCTTTTGGTCTCTTTAGTTTAAAACATAACGGCTTTACACCTTTTTTCGAAAGTGTTGAACTAAGCTGTGACGTCATCGGCAATATTCACGAAAATCCGGAGTTACTAAAATGAGAACAAAAGAATATCCAGAGTCAGAAAAAGACCAGCTTTTATGGATGTGTCAGTGTAAGTATTGTGCTGCTTATTTTATCGGGGTTAAGGATGATCAGTATTGTGGCTGCAAATTAAGGGCTAAATAATGGATCAGGGGGAGTTAGAAAAAGAGGTATTGGAAGAATATAGAAAGTTAATGAAGGTGCACGAAAAGCCGTCAAAATCATCACTGGATAAGGAGAGGACAAAAGCAAAGAAAGAAAGCGGTGTGGATAAAGAAGAACGGCAGCGAATTAAAGATATTATGGCGGTGCCGATAAAGGCGACATCGACAAAGCTTTATTACCTGGCGCAAGATCGACAAAAAATAAGAAAGTTATTAAACGGAGGCATATTATGATTAATGTGAATTTTAAGAAGTTAAATAAAGAAGCAGTAACGCCCACTTATTCAAAGAGTGGTGATGGCTGTCTGGATATGGTGGCGACATCTATAAAGCATGGCACAAAGTGGACTGAATACGGCACAGGCTTAGCTTTTGAAATCCCTGTTGGTTATGTTGGTTTAGTCTTTCCGCGAAGTAGTATATCAAATACAGATATGACTTTGGCCAATGGTGTTGGTGTTATTGATGCCGGATACCGTGGAGAGGTCACGGCACGATTTAAGCATAATCCTGAGTTTAGATCTGATATTTATTCAGTGGGTGATAGGATTTGCCAAATAATGATTATTCCACGGCCGGTGGTTAGTTTGGTTGAGTGTTGTGTGTTGTCGGATTCAGAGCGTGGCGCTGGCGGCTATGGGAGTACTGGGGCATGATGCTTAAAAAGATTAGGAGATGGCTAGTATTTAAGTTTGGTATTAAGTACGGTGATATTTGTTATTATAAAAATGGTGATCATGGCTTTGAATATTATTATAAATTATTTAAATGGATAGAATACGATGAGTAAAGCGACACATGGCGGCAAGGGCGATAAGCCAAGGCCAGTAAATAAAGAGCAGTATGATGAGAACTTTGATAAGATATTTAAAGGGGGAAAGGATGGCAAGAAGAGCAAATAGGCGCGATGCTAACCACCGCGATATAATAGAAGAGTTTAATCGCCTTGGGTGGTCTGTCCTTGATATAGCGGATTTAAAAAACTGCTGCGATATATTTGTTGCTAAGTGCGGCCATACTATAGCCATTGAAATAAAGGATGGTGAGAAGCCACCAAGCGCGCGAAAGCTAACGAGTGGGGAAGAATCATTTAGGGAACGATGGACAGGTAATTACAAGATTGTAATAAATGAGCTAGATGTTCAGAATATAGATAACCTATTTAATTAAAATCACAGCCCGTTATTAATTTAGCGGGTTTTTTTGTGTTTATACCCTTGAACTATACGTTTTTTACGTGTATTATAAGGGATAAGCAATTAACAAACAACGGAGAAAGAAAGATGGAAGATGTAGTTTTAGTAGATAGCTTTGAAGGCCAATTGATTATTAAGGACATGTCGTCCTCTTGTCGTGAAATTATATATCTTGAAATTCATGAAGAGGCGCACGATAGATCTTTAGAATTTAATCTAAGTATCGATAACGCACAAAAACTAATTGACACTTTGCAAGACTTAATCCAAAACGCGGAGCACATGAATGATTAGTTCAGACTTATTTAAGGTGAGTGAAAGCATAATATCAAGAGAATTGACTTTAGCACTTTTCGGACTGGTCACAATTAAGGAAAAAGTCGAGAAGATTCACGAGTTGTCTAGTTTAATAAATGGTGTGATTCTAGACGATGATCTTTCATTGGCTAGTAAACAGAACACGATTGTAATTATCAATAGTCAAATAATGGCATTAACACAAGGTTTAAAATGAGCAACACAGGCAACAGGAACATAGGCGACAGGAACATAGGCAACAGGAACATAGGCGATAGGAACGCAGGCGACTGGAACACAGGCGACTGGAACACAGGCAACAGCAACACAGGCGACTGGAACACAGGCAACAGCAACACAGGCGACTGGAACGCAGGCTACAGGAACACAGGCGACAGGAACACAGGTAACAGGAACACAGGCGACTGGAACATAGGCAACAGGAACACAGGCGACTGGAATAATGTTGATAAAGAGACAGGGTTTTTTAATACTGTCGATGCTGAGACAGTCAGGGTTTTTAATAATGATTGCAATAAATCGCTATGGGAAAATTCAGAGAAACCATCTTTTTTATATTTTGATCTGACCCAATGGATACGATCAGATGATATGACCAACGAGGAAAAATCAGAAAACCCTGAGCACGAAACCATTATGGGCTATCTAAAAAAGTATGATTATAAAGAGCAGTTTAAAAAGTCATATAATGAAGCCAGTCAAGAAGATAAAGAGTTATTGTTAAAACTGCCTAATTTTGATGCGGATGTATTTTTGGAAATTTCAGGAATTGACGTTCGTAAAAATAACAATACGGATAAAATAGACGCTATTAATATGAAAATAAAAGAACTTCAAGAAGAAGTAGATAAACTCAAGGTTTAAAATGACACGAGAAGAATTCAAAGATTTAATATATCCTTTTTCGCTGCGGCAAATTGCAGAAATGACAGGATATTCAAAAAGGACGCTAGAGGAGTATTCTAGCGGGAGGAGTCCAATATCAGTTAGGTTTACATCATCGATAACAAGGAGGCAAATTATCATAGCTTACAAGTATGGGCGTTATAATCCATCATTAAGCAATAATACTGTATATGGTAGAGTAAAAGCAGGCATTAAAGCCGGAGATAAGCGAGCGTTAAAATTTAAGGATGAGATAAAATGAGCAATCCAAAATGTAAATTCTGCGGGAAGTACGCAAATTACAGCCTTTACCTGGCGGGAAGAATTACGGAATTATGCGCGGAGCATTATAAAAAGGCAGGGCAGAAAACAGAGCAGGTTGATACTTTTGGCATGCAGGTTAATGAAATACCGGAGGCAAGGTAATGAGCGAATTTGATCAATTATTTAATTCATTAGAAGCCAATGATCCTCAAATGTGCTTAATCAAAAAACTCAAGGCTGAGAACGCTGAGCTGATAACAGAGTGTCGAAATCATGCGCGAAATACAAACAAATTGATGGATGAGAATAAGAAGCTAAAAGCAGAGAATGAGAGGCTGAAAGTCGTGAATAACAAACTGAAAGAAGTGCTAACAGATATCATCGAAGAGAAAGAGTCAGTAGGTGATGATAATTGCGACCACTTGTTTGATTTGATCGATGATGCTTGGCGACAAGTTGACGGTTTAGGGGATAAAAAATGAAAAAGTTTCGTATCAGATGTAGTGCAATTGGCCAGATAATGGGAAAGCTTAAAGGCGGATTGACGGAAAAGCAAACGGAAGAGATGGAGAAATTAAAAGCCAAGCTAGATGGTAAGGGCAGTCTAACAACTATTCAGGCGGCTAAACTGGTAGAGTTTGACGCAAAGAAAATCCAACCAAAAGAGCTGCCGGAAACTGCCAAGACTTATTGCAAGGAATGGTTTAAGCAAGAGTTGTATGGTAAGCGGAAGGAGTTAAAGAGTAAATATCTTGATAAAGGTATACTTGGCGAAGATGACGCAATCGATTTAGTGATTGAAGTTGAAAATCTGGATTTTAACGAAAAGAATGAGGAGTATTTTGAGAGCGATTTTTTGACAGGTACGCCTGACTTACTTTATCCGGATTTGGTAACTGATACAAAATCCTCTTGGGACTGCTATACTTTCCCGCTATTCAAAACAGAGATAGATAAGGGGTATTGGTGGCAGTTACAGGGGTATATGGATCTTACAGGCCGCGAGAATGCAATGCTGAGTTATTGTTTAGTAGATATGCCGCGCCATATGATTGAGCAAGAAGCTTATTTGCTTGGCAAGAAGTCCGAGACGGGATTAATGACTGAGGATATTTATAATAAGGTTTTGGAAAAGCGCACATATAGCCACATTGATAAAAAGTACCGCGTGAAGTCGTTTAAGTTTGAATATGATAATCAAGCTATGCAGGTTGTTAGGGATCGCGTTAAGATGTGCCAAGTGTATATTAATAAATTGGAGCTAGAGACGTTATAAAAAGAAAAGCCCGCAACACTAGGGAATGTTGCGGGCCTTAACGGAGTGCTGCAAGGGAGGGCAGCTATAAGCAAGATTATTATACGTGTTAATACGATAGATTACAAGGCTGAATAATGATGGGCGATAAATTTACTGAGGAATGTATAGTCAATGATAAGATTTTAAAACAGGGTGATAGGTATAAAATATTGATGGAACATGAACATTTTTTAATAATTGAGTTGGAGAACGGCCAGGAATATCCAGCCTTTAGAAATGAATTTAAGGAGTTTGCGATAAAATGAATGAGCATTATAAGAAGAATACGCACATTGTAGGGGCATCGAGTAAAGACAAAATCATAACAGTTGATCCTTATTACGTGTCAAAGTATTGTGACGTTATGAGCTTGGGCGCTCCGGCTTTCCATATGCTTAAAAAGTTGATGAGAGGAAGAGCGAAAGGCCATACTGAAAAGCAAGTCTTGTGTGAGTTACAGCTTTGTTTAGATCGTTGGAAAGAACTGGCTGAGGTTGATTGTATTTGCGAAGATGATTTAACTTGCGCTCAATGCGTTGAAATTGATGGAATGTAAAGAGTGTTTTCACTGCGGTAAAGTAAAGCCGCTTAGTGAGTACCGGAAGACCGAAAAGAAGTACAGTAGGCCGGAGCAATTAGGATGTTGTATTGGTTGCAAGGACTGCACCAGGCCGGACGTAGCAAAGATCAGGATTATGGGTAAGTATTTGCACAGGAATCAAGATTGGTGGAAAACAGAAGAAGAAGGAGTAGTTTAAAGGATGAGCAATTTTAATAATTTAGTGATTCCAACATGTACAGAGTATGCCCAATATTTACTTATAGAATATATGCATGGTGGTGTTTCTGATGATTCTTATCAATTATTTATGGAAGCAAGAAAAAGACAGATAAGAATTCATAACGATAGGCAAGGTTTATTATGAGTGAAGAAAGAAAAAGCAACGCAGGAAGGCCACCAGCTTTTGTTAATGATGAAGAGCTTCAAGAGTTGGTTGATTTATATTTCCAAGAGCTTGAGTATCAGGATGATAAAGGCAATACGTTTACTAAGCCCGCAACCATTACAGGTATAGCTTTAAGGTTGGGATTTTGTAGTAGGCAATCATTTTATGATTATGAAAAAAAGTCGGAATTTACTTACACAGTAAAAAAAGCAAGGCTTAGAGTTGAAGAGAGTTATGAAAATCATTTGTTCGGGAAGTCATCAACAGGTGCGATATTTGCGCTTAAAAATATGGGTTGGACTGATAAGATGGAAGTTGAAAGTACAGTGGAAGTTACCGGACGGCCGCTGATAAGTTTTGGCGATACGAGTAAAAAAGGAGAGTAAGCGATGAGTGATTGGATGTATATACTTTTGGTGGTGGTGGTGGTGGGTTTATGGATAGGGTTCACTATAGCAGAGTGGTTGATTAAGTTCATGGAGAGGGGGAGTCATTCGGTAGCATATACGCCATTGCCAATGCCGGAAGTAAAGCCACCTAGGGAGTATTATGAGCATACATATACACTTCCGGTTAGTTGTTGGAACTCTGAAACTAATAAAATAGAGATGCCTGCCAACAATCATAAGTCCAATAAAGATGACTTCATGGTTGTTATGGGTGCGGAGAAAGGAAGGGGTGTTAATGAAGATAAGTATGAATATATGATGAGAGTCCGCGATGATATACGCGAGGGTCAAATTAGTTATTCAGATGGAGTCCCAAGGAAGAAGTTATCAAGGATTCAAGAGTTGTGCGCTCAAATAAAAAAGAATAAGATAGAGACAAGAGCTGATAATTTATAAACCCAAGCCGCTATCTTAGATAAGAAAGCCTTACTTTAATTAGTAGGGCTTTTTTGTGCATGGGGTATTGTATTAATTGCCAATTGTATTATTATTAGTCAAGACATTAAGCAAAGCCCTTTAACTTGAGATTCTTAGAGTCAGAGTGGGCTTGTACTGTTCAAAGCTTGGCGCTTGCAGTGTTTAATGTTTGTTTATATAAATGTATTTGATTACAAGCCGGACATCCTTGGGAAAAAGGTTTTATATACTCCCTGTTCAAAGCCAACGCGCTTGCAGTAAGCCTTATCATTAATTTGATAGGGCTTTTTTGTGCCTTGAATCACGCTCATAACAATGTATATTATAATCTAAGCAGCGAATTAATCTAAAGAAATTAACGAAAAGGCCAATGATCGCTGAAGCCACGCCAATGGCTTTGGGTCACCAGTTAACGAAGTTAGATCAACCTAGCAATTGATCCAAGCAGTACCAAAGACCACTAAGACTTATAACCACTGGAATGGCTATAGATCCTTTAAGCCTCACTACGGGAATAGTGGGGCTTTTTTGTGCTTACAATCTACCACGCTTTTTATATACGCCTTTAACATAATACAATCGTATGTTATTAGTACCGGTTAAAACTATTAGCCTAGTAATCATAGCTGGTGCTTCCCCGTTCTGTAGGAGCGGGGAGGCTTAACTCTAAAGGTGATTATATGTATGAGATATGGTTTTATATGGTGTTGCATTTAATCGCGTTATTTGGCGCGGTATTCGTTTCAATCTGCTTCCTGGTCGATGAGGTGACGGCATGAAATTCACGCTCATTGAGATGCTGGCAGTGATCACTATCACGTCATTCTTGTTGGTCATGGTGCTATCTATTAAGGTTGGCAGCGGAGTCAATAGCAAGCAAGCCCATGTGGGGGAACTCATAGAAGCCGCTAAGATGGCCAATATACTCACAGCTGAAGATTCTATCGTGACTAATAACGGAATGGATGTAACGGCCACTTATTACGAGCATACCGGCAATGGCACGACCGCGCAAGTCACCAGGTCAATTCAATTGAATGGTGTATTGCTTCAGATGTTCAGGGGGCCGAATCCAGTAAGCTCATTTACTTTTAGGCAGTTCGAAGTCTTTCCGGCAGGGCCAGAGGTACGGCTTGAGATGTCAACGCCTAAAGATAAAGGCGGGGTTATACGGGTGAATAGCTTTACAGGTAGGCTGAGTTATTATGAGGCGGCACAATGAATAAGTCAGAGTATGAGCGGTTGAAGCAGGCTATTGAGCGGGACTTGATAATAGCTAGAAAGGCGATAATTAGGGCGACAAAAAAGCTATTTGATAAGACTTATAAGTAATCTTTATACATTATATAAGTAATCCTTATATATTATCATCTACTATCATGTGTTATCACTTTAATTATCACCTACTATCATATACTATCAATGTTCAGAAGCTTTGAAAGATGCTACTTGACAAGGTTTTTATGAGAAACTATACTACGGCTTCTTTCTCTTTTCTTTTACCTGGTTTTCTTTTCTCTTTCTTGTTTTGCTACTTTGTTTAGCAGGTTAAGAACATCAGATGAAGAACATAAGAAGCATAAGCAACAACAACGGGATAAGCAAAAATGCAAATTAGAATTGATTTAAAGAAGATGCGCCACTTAAGAGATGAGTCCTGCTATAATCATAATTACTATGCATATGGCAATCAAGGCCAGAAGTTGCTTCAGGTTGGCAATGAGGATGGC